AGCCACTTCTTCTTTGAGTGGTATGTCAGGAATCTGATGCTCTTGACCCAACCGCGCATATTATGTCGGTTCACGGACCTCGGTGACAGGGGATTGTCAAAGAGCTTCCGCACACGGCGCAGGTAGGAGGTGTTCATTCTTCTGCCTCATCTTCCGGGTTCAGGTCCGACAGGGCGGCGTGGATGCCCGCACAGACCGTGCCCTCGTCTATTTCAAGGGTGTTGGCCAGCATGGCCACGCACAGCACCATGCCGAACAGGGTCTCATGGGGGGACAGGCCATTGTTTCTGCTGTAAGTCAGAAGCATGTTTGCGTGTCTGGCCGTCTTTTCGATGGTCATTCTGGCAGCGGTGTCAGGGGGGATAACAGGGGTGGTGTCTTTATTCGTCATGGTCTTCGTACCAGTTGTGGAGTTGGGCGGTGATGTCAAAGATGTCGTCTTCAGTGAGCAAGGGTAAGACATCTAGGATCTCGTTGCTCGGCCCTTGGACCGAGACTGCATCAAGGATGAAGTTACCTTCAATGTCTGTTCGATATTCTACCTGAATAGGCAATTTTACACTTAAATCTGCGATATGTTTCATGATGTTCTATCCTTTCTAAAATGTTCATGAGTTGTTAGTGTATGTCCCATGAATGTGCCTGTCAAGGAGGGTCAGCGTACTAATTTATAGGGGTTTACCCTAGGTTTGGGGGTTTATATGCTTTAAATGCATATAGAAGTGGGTTTGTTATATGGAAAAGGGAGTTCTATACAGAGTTTTTTGGGAAAAAAAGAATTATTTTTTTTATTTTTTTGAAAATAGACGTAATAGACGTAATGGCGTAATAAGTGATTGAAATCAAGGACTTAGAGCAATACGTTGACTTACAGGGTGGTCAAGAGGAGTAATTTACTGGGGGGTCCCTACGTTTTTTTTTTTAAGAATTTTTTTTTATTTTTTTTGGAAGGCTCTATAGAGGAAGAAAAAAGAGGGGAGGGTCTCCTGTGTTAGCGCAACACGCCTTGTTAGGCTATGGTACACTCCTGTTTGGATCATTACTGATGGGCGGCAAAAATGATGACAATTGAGGCAGGAATTCCCCTCCCTGAAAGGGCTAAATACCCGTTCAGGGACATGGAGGTAGGAGACAGCATGTTCTTTGAAGACGAGAACCAAGGAGCCTCTGCACGGGTGGCCTCCTTGCGCTTTGTCAAGGCCCACCAGCCGGACTGGAAATTCACCCTCCGCCGGGCCGAGGACAAACCCGGTTGGAGACTCTGGAGGGTAGAGCCATGAAGAAGGACGTATGGAACGTGCCCCCAGTCATTGGGGACAAGGCAAACAAGCGGCTCACCTCTGAAGTATCCCCCCTGCGAAACCAGAAAAAGGTGCTCAACGGCAAAGAGTGGAAATTTGTGCAGGAGTACGTCTCGGGGGACGGCAGGGTGACCTTGAAGGAAGCGGCCATACGGGCAGGGTACAAGGAGACCTCTGCAAGCGTCATGGCGTGGAAATTGACCAACCCCAAGGAGTACCCCCACGTGGTGGCCGCAATACAGGCCTACAGGGCTGAATTGGCCTCCAAGTTCAATACCTCCTACGAACGGCACATGAAGGACCTCCAGACGATCCGAGACAAGGCGCTGGAAGCTGGGGCCTTTGCTGCGGCAGTGAATGCCGAATACCGGCGTGGACAGGCCCTTGGGACGATTTATGTCGAGAGGAAAGAGATTAGGCACGGGACAATCGACTCCATGAGCAAAGAAGAGGTTCAGCGCAAGCTTGACGAACTAAAGCGCTTGTACGGCGGACCCCCTCCCACAGCGTTGATTGATGCGGACACCGGCAAGGTGATGGCCACAATCGAAAAGGACCCCGCCTTTGTGTCCGGGGTCAAAGAACCCCCGCCCGATATCTTTGAGATGCTTGAAGATGACTCCTGAAGCAGTCTTCTACAAAAAGATCCGGGAGAGCCTGCCCGGATGCTACTTCACCCGGATCGAATCTCGGGTGGGCTTAGGCATCCCGGACATCCTGCTAGGGCTTGATTCTGGCAAATTCGTCATGATGGAGGTCAAGGTGGTGCTTCGGGGGTTTAAAGTGCACATCTCCCCTCATCAGGTGGCCTTCCACGTCAAGCATTCACGGATTGATTGCCCTGTCTTTGTGCTCGTCAAAAAGTACGTGAAGACTGGGCCCCACGGGAACGGGGAAATTTTCCTTTATCGCGGGGCGGATGCGGCATCCTTGCAGGAAATAGGCCTACGTGAGGCCCCCTTGGCGCAGTGGCCAGTTGACGTGATGGACTGGAACAAACTGCGGGGGCTATTGGATACCTGATCATCATTTAAAAATACAATGGGCAGGGGAAGTAAAGTTGCGTTACAATAGACACGTGCTCTGATAATGGGGCACATCACCAGAAAGGATAATTTATGAAACGCATCATCAACGGCAGGGTATATAACACGGACACCGCCGACCGTATTGGCAACTTCGCATCCGACTGTGGGCGGGGTGATTTTAGGTACGAGGACACCGACCTGTACAAGACGAAAAAAGGCGCGTGGTTTATCTGCGGCGAAGGTGGGCCACTCAGTCGGTGGTCTCAATCATGCGGTAATGGCCAGCGTGGTGGCTCTGGTATTGAGGTTATGTCAACCGCCGAGGCTTTGTCGTGGGCCGAGTCTGCCGGAATTGACGCTGACGTTATTGCGGAGCACTTCGCCGTGATTGAAGCATGATTACCTCACAAACTAGTAGCCTCCGACCCCGCTATAAATTCGTGGTCTGTTACCCTAGCTCCCGCATTGAAGTTAAGGCCTTCCCCACCCTGAAAGCCGCCCGGGCTTTTATGGGGGAGATGGTAATTGAATACTCCCCTTGGGGCGCTAATTATTTACCTATCATCAGCAAGGAATCAATAGAAAAATACAATCAGCGAAGGGCTACAGCGTAGTTATAATTCACCATGCCGGGGCTTTCCGGCACATCACTAGAAAGGATATTATGTTTAACCCCGTAAGCTACCGCCGCCAGCACCCCAAGCCGCGCCAGCGCGTGAAGTTTGTTGTTTGCTATCCCAGCACCCGCACGGCGGTTGCTGCTTTTGATACTCTCAAAGCCGCCCGCCATCATGCGGAGAATATGATTATTGAGGGGTTTCCGTGGGACTTTCCGGCGCGTACTGCGATACCTATTATTTCCCGTGAAACCATAGAAAAATACAATCAAAGGGCGGCGCTGGATATTGTATAATCCACCATGCCGGGCTTTCCGGCATAACACTAGAAAGAATATATGTTGAAAACAGTAGCGGTTAGCAGTAATGGTAAGACAGGCCCATTGGCGGTAACTTATCGGAGCGGGGAGCATGAGACATATGGCACGTGCCCTAGCTCGTGCAAACTGCACCCCAAAAGCAGCACCGGAACGAGCCAGATTGACGCCGAATATCTGAGCGCAGTTTACGACTCCGTGCCCCGGCGGGGTGTTGCTTGGACGTATTCGCACTTTGCTGCGGAAGCTTTGCCCTTGCCTGCTGCGGGGAAGACGACAATTAATGCAAGCTGCGATACGGTGGCGGATGCAGTTCGCACGGTAGAGCTTGGCCGACCGGCGGTATACATGGGGGCCCACGATAGTGCGGACCAGTGGCCAAAAACGGTGCACGGAATAAAGTTTATTCGATGCCCTTCTGAATTGTCGGATAGCTTTCAATGCGTGGATTGTGGTAACGGTAGCCCGTTATGCGCCCGGGGGCAGCGTGATTATGTGGTGGTTTTTGTTGGCCACGGGACCGGAAAAAAGAAGGTAGCCACGGATGCGGAAGGGGGCTGTTATGCTGCCAGTGGCCCGACCGCTATACAGTGGCACGGCACAAAAAAAACAGGCAATAAAAACGATGCTGAAACCCTCCGGGCCTTCGCTGCCAAACTGCCGCCGGGCTCAATGTTGCGTCACCACGTAGCGGGCGATGTAGGCCGGGAGGTGTCAGCGTGATAATAATTGTCGTTGTGTTCGGGTTTGTGCTGGTGGCATGGCTATTGGACAAATTCGAAGGCAAATAAAATAAATCAAAAATAAATTGTTTTTGTTGGAAAACAGGAATATAATTCACTCACCAGCAATCGGGCGATTGTTGGAAACAACTCACTAGAAAGAATATATGGCTCACATGATCGACACCACCACCGGAACCGCCGCTATGGCTTACGTTGGTAAAACCCCATGGCACGGCCTAGGTCAGGCACTGACACCGGGCGCAACAATTGACGAATGGACAAGGGAAGCGGGATTGGCTTACACCGTGCTTGAATCCCCCGTTTTGTATCGCACGGCAGCGGCCACAGAGCCCGAATGTTTTAAGGGCCGGAAAGTTCTACACCGTAGCGATACCGGCGGAGCGCTTTCTGTCGTTAGCGATGGTTACAACGTGGTTCAGCCAGCGCAAGTAATGGGCTTTTTTGAACGCTTGGTAGAGCTTGGGGGCTTTCAGTTGGAAACAGCCGGAGCCCTCAGCCACGGTAAAAGGGTATGGGCTCTGGCTAGTGTTGGGCCCGGCGCTGATATTGTTGAGGGCGATATGGTCAAGCCTTACCTGCTGTTCGGCACGTCATACGATGGAACAATGGCCACGGTTGCGAAATTTACGAGCATTCGGGTAGTGTGCAATAACACCATCACGGCAGCGCTCGGCGATAGTGAGGCCACGGTCCGGGTTCTGCATTCGGAAAAATTTGATGCGGAGGATGTACGGTTGCAGTTGGGCATTGTGGCCAATACATGGGAGCGCTTTCTGGTGCAATCCCGCAAGCTGGCCACCGTGGCTATGCCTGCCGTTGAAGCGGATGCATTCGTGACTGAGCTACTTCAGCCATACACGCAGCGGGAGAATGTCAGCGATAGCCGGGCATACAAGCGGGTTATGTCTCTGTTCAATGGCCGGGCTATTGGCTCTGAGCTTGAGGGGGTTATTGGGACCCGTTGGGGCATGTTGAATGCGGTTACCGAACTGGTGGACCATGAGCGGGGAAGCACTGCCAATACCCGGCTTGAGTCGGCATGGTTTGGGACCGGGGCAGCGATGAAGTGTAAAGCCTTAGAACTGCTATCCGCTTAACTGACCAAAAAAACAGGGTATCGGGGGCGCTGCCCCCGAGTGTAGACCGCAACAAAATCAACCGACCGTCCGGTTAGTTATAGACTAAAGAAACCAGTCCCTCGGTCCGGGGTGCGAGATAATATGCGCCATACTATTCGCCCGTGGCGCAAGGGCCCCGGACCGGGGCCCTTGAATATAGTGCTATAATAGCGGGACCGGCGCAGAACCCTGCGCCGGTAACTTAGAAAGGATATATATCATGGCTAAAAGATATTGGTTTTTACGTATAGGTGATGATTCACTTGATGAAGCAAAAAAGTACCGCACAAAGGAAACTGCCGTTTGGAAATACAAGCAAGTGGCGCAAGAGCTTGCCCAATATGGGCAGGAAATTAGCGCATCCGTGCATCAGGCGTGCACGAGAAACTTGATTGATGAATACCCTGATTATGTACTGGCACTGGGCCCGAGGGGCGGAGTTCAGGTACAGAAAACATAAGGGCCCCGGACCGGGGCCCTAGGCCCTAGGCCCTAGGCTATCGCACGGACCCAAAGGGCCGCGCAGCGGGTGCGATAGCCGGGGACTATTATCTTTTGCATATTGATTTAAATATATATTGTCGGGCCTGCCCCTACTGCCCTATAATGGGACTGTCCCCGCAGTAGGGGCAACTAACCTAGAAAGAATAGACCATGGAAAATACTCTCAGGAAATATCGGGCTCCCCTGTTTGCGGACTGGGGCTCTGACGTGAGCGCTGCACTTGACTATGTGGCGCAGTTGTCTTCAGCCAGTGTGGAAGGTCCGGCAATTAATACGGCAACCCGAGTCGTGTTGAATACTGTGATCAATGCAGTGGATAAAATGCTGGCAACATCCAGCCCGGAGAAGCTGGCAATTATTGAACTGATCAATGACCAGATCGACACGTGGGCAAAAGATAAACTGTTGGACAGTCTGGGCCGGACAATGGACGAATATCTTGACGATAGAATAGGGGACTGGATGGACGACAATCTAAGCGAAAGAATGGACACTTGGGCGGAAGATAACCTAAGCGACAGGATGGACACTTGGGCGGAAGATAGCCTAAGCGATAGCCTAGGCGACAGGATCGAAAGTTGGATAGACGATAACCTAGGCAATAAAATAAATGATATTGATCTTGTTGTGAGAGCACGATAACCCTGCTATAATACAAGCACTGGGTCAACGGGCCCAGTGCAACCAACCTAGAAAGAATAGCATCATGACTAAATCACTGCCGGTTACCCTTTATGTTTACGCATACTTCAGCCAGTATGCCAGCCCGGGCGATGCGCCCCAGTACATGGTCCGGATGTACGAAACCACCGACTCCAATTATGTGCTGGTAGATACTTACGCCCGAGAGCTTGAATTTGAAGTGCCTGAGAATGTGGCAGAGTACACACCTGCCAGACTGGCGGCCTTCGCCGCTCGGAAGACTGCCATCCAGTTGGCCGCTGCCGAGGACATAAAAGAAATTGACGACCAAGTTCAAAAGCTACTCAGCATAGAATACGAACCCGCCTAACCCTTGGCCAATAGCCCTCGGCTATTGGCTATCGGTGCGCCCGGACCGATAGGTCCGGGCAATAGGCTATCCGTGCGCCGAGGGCGATAGCCCTCGGCTATTGGCTATGCGTGTGCCCTAGGCGATAGCCTAGGGCTATGGCGGTCCCCCCGGCCTTTGTGGCGCAGCCACCCCCGTAGGGGGCCGGGGGGACCATAAAAGGTACGTCATCTCTGCGCTCTGTCTCCGCCCTTGTTTTTGACAAATAAATACTTGCTCAAAACATTTCTAGGAAAACACCCCCCGTCATTTACAAAATGGAAACCATGGGGTATATTTATATTTTTTCAAAACTTGGCAATTTTATAATATGAAAATTACCCCGGACACCGTGGGCGAAGAGCGGATGCGCTTGGAGCTTCGGCTAAAACTCCTTGAGCTACAGGAGAAAGCCTCTGATAAATTCCTAGATTTCTGTAGGTATGTCTGGCCCGAGATGCTAGTTGGTGAGCACCACAGAATCATTGCCGAGGCGCTAGATCGGGTAATCGCGGGCAAATGTAAGAGGCTCATGATCGCCATGCCGCCCCGCCATGGAAAGAGTCAGATGGGAAGCTATCTGTTTCCTGCGTATCTCATGGGCCGAGATCCTCGGTCCAAGCTCATTGTGGCTTCGCACACAGCGGAGTTAGCGCAGCGCTTTGGCCGGATGATCCGCAACTTAATGGAGGATGACAAGTACAAGGAGTTGTTTCCGAATATGCTCTTGTCGGTAGACAGTAAGGCGGCAGGCCGGTGGAACACGCAGCAGGGAGGCGAGGCGTTTTTTATTGGTAAGGGCGGTGCGATGACCGGGCGCGGTGGGGATGTGATTATCTTGGACGATATCTTGGATGAGCAGGATGCCATGTCGGACACGGCAATGGAGAACACGTGGGAGTGGTACACCAGCGGCCCTCGTCAGCGGTTGCAGCCGAACGGCTCAATTGTGGTGATTAATACGAGGTGGAAGACGGATGATCTGTCTGGCCGGTTATTGAAGATGCATGGTCAGTTGAAGTCGGACCAGTGGGAGTTGTTGGAATTTCCTGCCATCTTGCCTTCTGGTGGCTCACTCTGGCCGGGGTTCTGGCCGATAGAGGAGTTGGAGAAGGTGAAGATGGCGATTGGGCTGAAGAAGTGGAATGCCCAGTGGCAGCAGCAGCCTACCAATGATGATGGCGCGGTGTTGAAGAGGAACTGGTGGAGACGCTGGAAGCATGATGAGCCGCCGGAGTGCAGTTATGTGATTCAGACCTATGACACGGCCTACAGTAAGACGGAGACAGCGGACTACTCTGTTATCAGTACGTGGGGCGTTTTTGTGCCGAGTGCCGACTCGGGGCCGAACTTGATCTTGTTGAGTGTGAAGCGGGGGCGGTGGGACTTTCCTGAGTTGAAGCGCGTGGCGAAGGACGAGTACCGATATTGGAATCCTGACAATGTGTTGATTGAGGCCAAGGCCACCGGGACGCCCTTGCAGCAGGAGTTGCGTAAAATGGGGATTCCTGTCACTATGTATAGCCCGGGCGGGCGCAAGTCGGGGCAGGATAAGATCAGCCGGGCCAATGCTGTAGCGCCAATTTTGGAAAGCGGAATGGTTTGGTATCCGGAGCAACAGGACTGGGCCGAGGAGATGGTCGAAGAGTGCGCTGCTTTTCCTAACGGCAGCCACGATGATCAGGTGGATGCTGCGATAATGGCGTGGATGAGGTTCCGGCAGGGGAACTTTATGTCTCTGGCTACTGATGAAGAGGACGAAGAGAAGCAGCAGCAGGAAGCGTTGGAGTACTATTAACCGGAGCTAGGCATGGCCAAAGACGACTTTGAAGATTTTCTCAGTAAGATTACCTTTGCCGAGAGCCGAGGTAAGAGAACGGATTCTTCAGGCAAGCTTTTAGAGGGCCCGATGACCAAGTACGGCACGGCCAAGGGCGAGTTGCAGGTCTTGGACAGTACTAATAAGAAGCCGGGCTACGGCATAGTTCCTGCCAAGGACGAAACCCCTGACGAGCGGGCCCGGGTGGGTCGGGACTACCTGAAGGCCATGCTGGACAAGTTCAAAGACAAGCGCACTGCTGCCATAGCCTACAACTGGGGCCCGGGAAATACGCAGAAGTGGCTGGACGCTGGGGCCGATGAGGCCGGTCTGCCGCTTGAGACGCAGAATTATGTGAAGAAAGTTATGGGGACGGGGACGGGGACGGCAGTGGCCAAGGCCCCCGCTCCCTCTGACGTGGCCCCCGCCCCTAGACAGGCGGCAGGAGCGCCAGCAGTCCCAGCAAACAGACCTACTGTTTCACGTGAAACAGCGCCCGCGCAAGCAGAAGACCGGCTCTCGGCCCTCGGACCTAGCTATCAGGCCGCAATGGCCCTGAGCTATTTGGCGGACACCACCAACCCAGCGCCGCAGGAAGAAGATGAGGACGGGGAGCTTCGCATCTCTGGCGACGAGCCCCGTAGCACGGCCCGTGAGGATGATGACGTTACCAATTTCTTGACGGAGCCCAGTGCGCGGACCGCTCTCGCAGACTTTGACTTTAAGATCCAGTCCCCCTTTGCAGAGCGCCCTGTTAAGCGCATGTCCGGGGGCGGTGCAACTGGCGGAGATGCAAAAGACATGAGTCTTGGAGAAAGAATCTTTAGGAAGTTTCAACATCCCCCCAAAATAAACCCCCCATCTTCTCCTTCCCCGTTAGACATAGCTTATGAGATATACAAATATAAAACAGGAACATTCCCGCTGGAAAACGCAGTAAGCGAACTTGAATATTGGTCAAAACCCCGTCCAATTGATACGGGTTCTGTGCCTGTGGGTACGCAATTTAACGCAAGTGATTTTGATTCAAGTGAGCTAGACAAGGACAAGGACCCTAAACCGGCTCGACGCCGCGCCAAAGGCAGCCCTGAAGAGGGGGAAGTCTCCCAAGAAGAGCTAGACGCAGCGTCAAAACCGTCATTCAAGGCCCAATCCTCTGGCATGAACCGCAAAAGAGGCCCGATTTCGGACGCCTTAGCCTCTGGCGAGGCCTACACAGCAGCGGCCAAGGGCTTTACAAACCTGCCCTATAACATTGCCGGTGCGCCAATGGACCTAGCCATGATGGTGCGGCAGGGTTTGACGGGCCAAGCGCCTGCGGGGCAGGTTGGGACGAGCGAATTTATTAAAAACAAGATGACGGAACTTGGAATTCGTCAAGCGCCCCCTACCGACCCGACTGCCAAGGGGTTTTATGAGCTAGGGGACCTCGGTTCTAACCTAGTCAACCCCGCCGCCCCCGTGCGCGGAGCGGTGAAAGTGGCTGAAAAGACCGGCGAAGCGGCGAAGATGCTGGCCAAAGACTTTCAACAGTACAACCAACAGCTTGCTGCTCCCGGAGCAAGCTACGCCGTCCGTGCAAAGGGCACACCAGTTGTCATGTCCCCTGTTCCCTACGTTTCGTCGGATTCCATGGTAGATAAATTTATTCTTTCAATGGACAAGACGGAAAAGGATGCGTTTTTAACTAGAAACCCCGATGTAAAGTTATGGGGTTCTGAACAATTAAGAAATACCCCAGAGTTTAAAGACTTCTCTACAGCTTATTTTGCACCAAAAGATGAGGTAACAGACCTCTTGAACCACGCTATTACTCAATCTCTTTCCAGAAGACGCATGGATGGTCCCCCCGTCTCTGTTGACCCGGCGTTAAACAATTGGTTTTCAAAGACTTTTTCTCGTTACTTGCGCTCAGACTTTGCAAGCCCCAGTGATCAACTTGTCAAGGCTGCGGATGAGGGCAAACTGCTGCACCTTGCACCTAAAGAACTGCGGTCTGATAACGCTGCTGACATGGCTCTTAATAGATATTTAAAAGACACACAAACTGACCTAAAAAACACACGCGAAGCTGAGGGGTTTCCTAAATATGGCATGGCACAAACAGAGTATGGGCAACGCATTGAGGACCTAACAGACCTTTCTGCTTACCCAGAATCAATAGGGGATCTATCGCCAGACAAAGTGCCTATAAGCATGCGCGGCCTTGTGGCAAGCAATCCCGAAACACGGGCAATGGACTTCTCTCCTGCCATGGGAAACAATCTAAAGCTGGAAGAGTTGCGCGACACAATGTTGGAGATTCGTCAATCAGGTGGTCAATACTCGGCCTATGGCCAGCCCCCCGCTAAAATACCCCCGGAATTTTTGCTCCCAGATGACACCTTGGCAAAACTAAATGTTGCGGCGGCGTCTAATCGCGTGGCCCGATTTACAGAATGGCAGAATGAGGCTAGGCAAGGCATGGCCACCACGGCTCTTCGCACTGATCCTCGGTTTAGGAGGGACTTGTTGTCTGATGGTAAATACGTGGGCGTCAGCATCCCTAATTTGGCTAAATCTGAAAATCAGAAACTTAAAAAACTAATCACTGATGTTGGCTGTGATGGTGGGTGGTGCACAAGGCAAGAGGGACATGCATTAACCTATGGCAGCGGAGATGCCAGCTTGTTTTTATTAGTGACCAATGAGGGCAAAAAAGCACGTCCTGTTGCTCAAATTAGTGTAGAAGCAAGACTGCCCCGTACAAAAAATGAATACTACATTATTAGCGAAATAGCAGGGAAAAACAATTCTTACGATTTTGCTGACAACCCTGCACTTCCCGCAATTCAAGAATACGTTCAAAACCTTGATAGTGTGTACGGTGGGTTTGACTATGTGGCCAATTTAAATAAACTGGGGATGGTTCAGATACCAAAAGACCCAATTATTTTGGGGGGTTTAATATATGGACCTGAGCGCATGACACTGTTAAAAACACTTTATGGGGATAAGACGAAGGGCTTGCATAAAGTTGCAGACGTAGCAGTTACATTAAATAAGGGGTCTTCCCTTGTAGTGGGGAATGAAGGCACTTTGGGCGAACTACTTCAGCAAGCACTTCAAAACCTCACTACGCCACGTCGACAAGCACAAGGCGGATTCATGGAACGACAATCCAACGATAATCGCAAGTATCTCTAAGGACAAAACATGTCAATTGAAAAAAACACAAGCCCCATGGACATTGACTTGGGCGAGTCCATGGACATGCCGGACATTGAGATCATTCTTGATGAGGACGGCGGGGCTACAGTGGAGATTGGTGCAGAAGACGAGGATCTGCCCCACGGCGCTAATCTTGCCGAGAGCCTAGATGACAGCACCTTGACCGCTATCTCCAGTGAGTTGATGATGCTGTTTGAGGCGGACAAATCTTCGCGCAAGGACTGGGAAGATCAGTACGGCAAGGGCCTAGAGCTACTGGGCTTCACCAATGAAGAACGCACCCGGCCTTTCCGTGGTGCGTGTGGCGTCCAGCACCCACTCCTGTCGGAAAGCATTGTGCAGTTTCAGGCACAGGCCTTGAAAGAACTGCTCCCCTCGGGCGGGCCCGTGCGTACTCAGGTGCTGGGGAAAGAGACACGCGAACGCACCATGCAGGCCGAACGGGTGGCGGACTTTATGAACTACCAGATCACCACGGTGATGCAGGAGTACACCCCCGACTTTGATCAGATGCTGTTCTATGTGGGCTATGGCGGCTCGGCCTTCAAGAAGATCTACTTTGACCAGAACCAGCAGCGCATGGTAAGTGCCTTGGTGCTGCCGGACAACCTCTACATCCCCTACGGCGGCTCGTCTGTGATGAGCAAATGTGAGCGCATCACATGCCGGGTTCCGATGTCCATGAACTCCTACCGCAAGGCCGTGGTCAACGGGCAGTACATCGATGCCGCATCCTCTGAACAGGACACGCAGACCACCCAAATCAGGGACCAAGTCAACAAGATCACCGGCCTACAGCCCAGTGGGGAAGAGGAGGAGATTACCCTGCTTGAGTTTCAGGTGGACTATGACTTGCCGGGCTTTGAGGACGTGGATGATGAGGATGAGCCCACTGGCATCAAGCTGCCCTATGTCATTACGTTGGATGAGTCCTCTGGCAAGAC